GAGAAAACTGTAAACTTAGAACTATTTTTTTCCTAATGGATTTACCTATTAACAACGAAGAACTTGGCACCATAGTAAAGGCATTGACTCTTGGTGGTGATACTGCGTTGTATCAAAAACTTAAATTAGTCAAAGAGACTATTGATGCAAATCCCGGAGGCCCATATAAAAAAATACTTCGTGAATCTCATGGCATGGTGATCTAATGTTTTACAAAAAATTGAGTTTGGTTACTGGTGGATTTGATCCCATACATAGTGGACATATATCATACTTTGCAAGAGCAAAAGACTTTTCAGATTTTCTTGTTGTTGGAATTAATACTGAAGAGTGGTTAACAAAAAAGAAAGGTCAATACTTTCAGTCATGGAAAGAAAGAGCAGAAATTATTCGTCATCTAAGAATGGTTGATGCTGTCATCACTGTTCCTGATGATGATAAGGGATCAGCCTGTGGTGCGATTGAGAAATGTTTAGAGATTGCAGATGAAGTTATTTTCTGTAATGGAGGTGACAGAGGTAAAGGTAACACACCAGAACTTGACAGATTCAAAGATAATGATAGAGTAAAGTTTGAATGGGGTATTGGTGGTGAAGATAAAATGAACAGTAGTTCATGGATTCTACACGGATACTTTGAAAGACAAAAAAAATTATTAGGCATATGAATTGTTGGCAC